AAACCTGCCGATAAAGAAGGAGATGAGGGTATTTGGGATATTTACGAAGATAAGTTTAGTTCTGTTAAATTACCGAAATAAAGCGAAAATACCGTGTTCTTTAAATAGTGAAAAAATAAAACACTAAAAATGAGAGGTATGAGTTCTGCGGTGATAAGTAATAGAGCCAACGACTTTAGCATCTTAAAAAGTAATCAAGATTTAATGATTGGAGGATATGCAAGCATAGAAATCGTAGACAAACAAAACGATTTAATTACACTAAAGGCTCTAGAAGAAGCAGTAGTAAAATATATGCAGAATCCAAAATTTAGAAATGTAATGACAAATCACTCAAATGTTCAAGTTGGAGAAGTAGTAAAATCATACAGAGATAAAACGGGGAGATTGTGGAAAACAGAAGTGGATGATGTTGGATTCTTCGTTGTAATTAAATTAAGAGATGATATAGAAAAAGCCAAAGAAATAGGAAGAGGCGTAAGAAAAGGTTCGTTAAGGTCATTTAGCATAGGAGGACAGGCGTTACAAAAAGTAAAGAAAAGTCATCCGGAGTTAGGTGATTATAACGAAATAAGCAAACTTGAATTGCATGAGGTAACAATTTGTGAAAAAGGAATAAATCCGGAAGCAAGATTTGATATTTTAAAGCAAGAAAAACAGGTGAAAAAAATGACTAAGTTAGAAAAAGCATTGGCGGAACTTGACACTCTAATGGAGCAAGTCAATACGCTACGAAAAGAAGAGGCCGAAATGATGGACACTGAAATGATGGATGATGATAAAGAATCCATGAAAGAGTCTATGGAAGATGAGAATATGATGGAAAACATGAAGGACATGGAAAGAATGGATGATAAAGAATCTATGAAAGACATGGAAAGAATGGATAAAGAAACCATGATGGAGAGAGGTGCATATGGTGACAAGATGGCAGA